GCACTTCTCAAGAAGAATCGCCATCGCCTGATTTTCATCAAAGCCAGCAGCAAGTAGACCATCAAAGAAATATCTGTACTGAGCAGCGGCCTGGTATGCTCTTTCCTTCTTATCAGCTTCCAGACATTCCTGGCGCTTAGTCTCAATTTCGTTTTCTACCTTGTCTTTATAGGCCTGGACAGAAGCATCCGCCTGAGCCCGTCTTTCATTAGCGAAGTTCTCGAATTCGATTTCGTTCTGAGTCTTATTCATGGTAGTTTCCTCCTTAATATTATTAACAATTTCATAAAAATATCTAGCAGCATTAACTGCGTCGTCATGATACCCATATTTGCTGTTCTTTATTACTTGATTGTAGAGATCCTCATTGCGACGGGCGACATCAAGTTCTTTTAGAACTTTGTCATAAACATATTGCCTAAGCATAAAGTCACTAGCGGGCATAGTAAATATTTCATTTATTGCCGCAAATTCCAAATCCACTTCAATCTTAGTTTGCTTGGCAATATAAATTGATAGAACAAAGGCATTTCGTTCGTAATTTGGCTTGCAAAACATCTTCCATTGATAGCCACTGGAAATAAGATGTCTATGCGTCAATTCAACGTATATGTTATCCTTGAACGTTTGTGACATAAGAAATTCTTCTACACGATCCTTGCATGTCAAAAAATATCACCTCGCTTCCAAAATTACATTACTGGAATGCGTTAGATAAGTGACTCCATCAATTTTTACCTGGATCATATCGCTTTCTTCATAATCATTCCATGAAGAAACTTCACCTTCGATAGTGGTTCCGTCCGGAAGAAATATAATTGCATAATTAAATTTATAGTCAAGATCAATGATCTGCTTATTATAGCCACAAGCAGAAAATGCAAATATCATAACCAGAACTAAGATGAATGAGATAATCTTTTTCATAGTTGTTCCTTTCTAAACAAAAATATATGGAGCATCATTTGCATATAAAATTGCAGAGATTTGATTACTTTGTGAGGCTTGAGCCAATTTATATTGCTCATCGGCTATCTTTTTTCTAAGCCTCGCCATTTCTAATTCGATTTGAAAATATGTACCGAAACCAATATATGATCCACAATATTCGCAATTCTCAGATCTAAGAGGCGCTCCACAGTTTGGGCATTCAATTGGCTTAATTTTCTTGATTGTTTCCATTATGACTCGATCTCCTCGGCCTCTTCTTCGTCTTCTTCGGTAAGATCTTCATGTCCGCTGCCTTCATAAACCAAAAGAGATAAACTATCATAATCAGCTGAGCTTTCGGAAAAGGCACCTCCAAGAACTCCGCTTTTTGAAGTGTTCTTTCCTTTTTCAAGCCGTAGCTCTTTCCCGGAGTCTATTGCTTTGAATGCAATAGTGATAAATATTTCTTTGATTAGTTCCTCGTTCATTTCATTTCCTCCTCTGCCGGAATTATAGTGGGGGCATCATCTATATCGACGAGATACACAATATGGTTGCCTGAATAGTCTGTTTCGGAGGAGTCTAGTGCATCCGCATCAATCAGCCTTCCATGCGGCGGGACTTCTTGCGCTTCTGCCCATTTTGCAATCCCAAGCCGGATGCCGTGTCCATCATATACTTCTCCGTTTGGAAAGATTTGCAATACAAGTTTACTGCCCTCGCCTTTGGGCATATTGATTTCAGAAAGATAAAGTCCCATCACTTTTCCTCCTCAATAAAATTGCGAACTTTTTCTTCGTTAAGAAGGCCGTTTCCTTCCAAGAAAGCAATCAATGAATTAGGACATTCTTTCACCATTGGGGTTTGACTTCTAGCCCACTTATAAAACATTCTTTCAAGTTTCCGCCGATCAGAAAAGAATAACAAAATATCACTCCTTTCTACATACATCAATCTTCCAAGTGTAGAATTCAGTATTATAATCACTGTTCATCAAATTGAATAAAGAGCTAAAAACCTTTGCTTGATCATCACAAATTATTCCAGTTACTTTAGTCCCATATGAAGCATCTGGAGTTGGTTTGTTGACTACAGTGATCTTATAGCTATAATCCATAAAATATCACTCCTCTGCACTAAACTGTTTGCAATCGATCGTCGGATGAACCACAGGAATAAGTTTATCATGCTGTTTTTTGCATTTTGTAACAATGCAACCAATTGTTGGATGAACGAGATCATTAGAATACGCGCATCCAAAGCAAGTCAGATGAAATGATGGAAAAACTTGCTGACCAGGTTTAAGCTCGTTCAAAATATCACTCCTCCAAAGTAATAATCTCAGAATATGGAAGACTCTTGATCCAGTCACAAAAGTCGTGCCACTCATCCAGCTTATGATCCTTACGCTTCGGATAGATACCAGCCAGAACCTCATAATTCAGCATAACCGTCCGGCGCTGATTATAAGAGCTCGGAAGAAGTTGGATCATCTGCCACCAATAGCGCTTGTCTTTGGTTTCAAGAAATTTCTCTCGGCAAAGATTGAGCATATCGATTGTGGTATGAAGAACCCCAACCGGAGAAAACCCATCGCCATTATTGTTATAAACACTAATGGGTGTAGTAATTCCATTTTCGTATTTCCCTAAGCGCATAAGATGCTCACAACTAAAGTCCTCATCCGTAAATTCCTTCGAGTGAATCTTATGCATCGTGCTGCAGGAGTTAGCGACCGTACCGACTTTATAAGTGTCAAACTCTTTCCACCAGTACAGAGGAGCAGTAATATCAACCGTGACCACGATCATCCGGCGATACTTGGCATCTACAGAACCGGCCTTGGCAAGACGCATCATGAGGTCGCGGTCGTTTGGACCAATGTCATAATGCCTCGGAACAATAGTCGGAATATCATCTTCAAAAGTATTAATTGTTTCGCGCCATGCACTATCAGACTTATTCCAAGAATTCATTGGATTCCGCATGCCACGAATAGCAGCTTCCCAGCAAAGAACTTCAGTATTTTCAAGTTTGATCATATCTAATCCGTTCCTTTCTATAAATTGCCATAAGATGATTAACTACTTCCATACATTCATCCCAAAGTTCATGAGTGGTCCATTTATGACCTTCGAGATTATATTTCATATAATCATCACAATGAGCATAATCCCATCCAATCCACCAAGTATCTTCAAGAAAATAATTATCTTTAATAGCGCATTCAACTAAACTTGGAAGATCTCCGCACCAAGTAACTCCGCCATGGCAATGAATATCGTCAGTATTAACCGCCAAACCATTTGGAATTCCCACATAGCAACATGGATGATCTCCGGCATGGTTGATAATCAGGTATTTAAATGGGGTATCAAGAATATCTCCTCCAGCTAAAATTTCAGGGCCTTTACCTGGGATATTATAAAAACAATATTCCATTTCTTTTTTAGGAAATATCATTGGTAGTTATAAACCCCTTTCTTTACTTCAGCTGTTTCATAGCTTCAATAATGTAGTCGACGGCATTTTTAACAGTTTCCACAGTCCATTCTGCGTTTTCAACTGTTGCATATCTAGCAATCTGCATCTCGATTAGAGTGGATTTAGTCGGAAGAAATATCACTATCAAAACAAACGCAATTAGAAAAGGAATCGCTATTTTAAGAAATTTAGTACCAAGTTTTTTATCTTGGTCATTCTCGTCGTAGCTATAATTTTCGAAATAAATAATACTGCCGATTATTAAAAAGACTACACTAACTACAATTCCAACTATTGAAATAACCCAGATTGAGTCCATCACATTAATCCAATAAAACCACATAGGATCAATAATGTAATTCATTTCAAAATATCTCCTTCCGTGTATTCAGGTTTAGGCATTCCTCTCATGGGTTTAGGTGCACCGTCCTTAATATGCCTTCTTCGGTTCTTTTTACCTTTCCTGGTTCCAAGATCTCGATAAACATAAGTTCCATCTGAGCTCTTAATGAGCCTTACATCAGCTTCGGGAAGAATAGACATTATGCAACCTCCAGTTCATCAATATCGGCAAGAGCTTCCTCATAGGTGTCTGCAGAGCAAACAAAAGAGCCATTACAATAAACATCGTAATGACCCCAATTCCAACGGATTTCGTATTTAGTTTTAGCCATAAATATAAATCCTCCTATTAAGTTTTATGAACATCAAGAAATACCCAAGAACCATCCTTTACTTCAGGATTAAGATTCGAATCTGCGAGAATATTGGCACTGAAAACCCGCTCTTTAGTATAGATTTCATGGTTTTCGTACTTAGCAGTTATAAGATACCCAACATACGGATGTTTAGTAACTCGAACAACTCTCATAATATCTGGAATCGTATGCCCCATCTTAGTTGAGTAGTTGTTATAGTAAAAACGGTCTTCTTCTTCGAGCTTATAAGGTCTATCTTTTACAGTAATGTCAAATATCATTTTCTTCCTGCTCCTTTTCCCAATAATAAACGACAGATCTGCCGGAAACTTCAAAGATTTCCTTCTCAAATCTGTCAGGATTCTTTATTGGATCTAAGTCTGGATTTTTAGCATAAATATGATCGGTTGTATGTTTGCAATCTCCGCCAGATTTATAACATCCAAGTGCGAGATGACATTTATCACCATTACACAAGTAAAATATCATTTACTTTTTCTCCTTGAAGTTTATTGGCTTATGCGAATCTTCGTTCCATCCATGAGCAAGACAATCGTCGCAAGGATTATCTTTATCATCAAGTTTTTCATGCTCACAGAGGCAACAGTATTTGAAAAAATATACTTCTTTAGGATTATTCATCATGATTTGATCCTCCAAGGTTTCTGTTAAATACAGAATTCAAGGTCGTTGCTAAAAAGACTTTAGTTAATTCAAGTGCTTGGGTTTCATTAAAACCAGTAGCTCTTGCCTTAGTAAAAAATATCCACATCATTTCTGAAGTAACGCCGAGACTATTAATTACATCTTCAAGATTCGGATTCATAAATTATTCTCCTTCTGTCGTGCAATAATCAGCGCCTTTTAAAATCCAACCTTTTTTATTATCTGGATCTTGAGTGAACGAGAAGATAGCACCATCATCTAAGAAAATATCAATTCCGCCAGTTTTACGATTTCCTTTGTATTTAGCGACGTGCGGAACGAGCCATGCAAAATGCTGCTTAAAGATGTTATACATCATCATTGGAGTCATATCATCTTCGTCCTTTCTTAATAATTTCATATTCGGAATCTGAAACGCAGAATATCAAAATGAGATGTTTAGAGATCTCGGCTTCGGCTAATCGCTCTGAGCCATAGAGAATAATCTTATGGTAAAAATCAAGCGGGTAAAATGCATGAAGAACTTGGTCAAAGCGTAATTGGCAAGCATCTCTATACATTACTTTTGAAAATTCTTCATCATTCGTAATTCCAATAAGAACGTCTTTAATGTCTTTAATATCCCAAACATCAGTGTACTGTCTTTTCCCAAATTCATTTACATTTGAGATTATGTACATTTTTGGTCCTCCTCTTTAAGTCCGCAAGCCGGTGCAAATATCACTTCTTGGCCATTTCGTTTACCAGATTTGAATCCACAATTAAGGCAATATTGTTTGAATGCCTTCCATGCTTTTTCATCATTTTTGTGGCGAGATAGCCATTCTTCTTTTTCAATCATTTTAGTCCTTCCTTATACACCGTTCCTCTAATCAAGATATCACCAGGTTTTGTATGAAAGCAGGTATTACCCTTTATCAAACTAATAATCGGGTAACAAGCAAATTGATCGTCGAAGGTTTCAAAATTAGACCCAGGCATTAACATGCAGGCCCCTCCATACTCAGGATCTCTTTCAGAGCATTCTTCGCAGTTTTTTGGCTCATGAAGTTTCGGAAAATATAAACCCATTACTTTTCCTCCTCATGCTTAATAAGCCGATCAAGATAGAATCTCGTTTTCTTCAAATCCTCAAGCCCATTCTTAAGAGGCCAACGCCAGAGATACTTAAGGCACTGACCAGTAAGCCAAGCAGACATTGGATCAGACTGAGAAGTTAGCGCAGCAGCGATAGCATCAATACACTCGATTCCGCCAGCTGTGTAATGTGAAGGATGATTTACTGGATCATTAATTATGATGGATTTTTCACTTTCTTCTTTCGTTAAAAGATTATCATTATAATCAATCATTATTTTTCTCCTTTAAATATTAATAATTTGAGTTACTATTATACCGATAATGCCCATTCAAGCGATCCACAAAAGCATATGCCTGCTCGCGATCAGGAATATCAACCAGACAAATTGCATGCCTTAGCTCGCCATTAATGCGGATTTCCATTTCAATTCTGTACAATAAGGTTCCGCCAACACCCTCAACTTCGATTACTTTAAAAAGCTGGTCAAATTCGTTCTTTGTTTCGGCCATATTATTCTCCTTTAAATATCAATAATTTGAGTTACTATCATGCCAACTTGGAATGCAATAAGAGAGAATGAAAACTTACGTAAAAACTTACCAAGTTCAGGTTCAGTATCTTCCATGTCAATTCCGGCATCAAACATTAGAGCTGCAAGAATACAGATACCAAATAAAATCCATCTCCAAAGCATTAATTTTCGTCCTTTCTATTTAAATATCTTAAATTAAATGCTAAACAGCATAAACCGAGTCCAATACATAACCCTAAAAATTCAATCGGAGAAGCAGTATCTCTGATAAAATAACTGATCGCCCATCCTACAAAGATGAACACAGA